AATACAGACACAACAGACAAATGCAGCATATCCTAGTACTCTTACCTTAAAAAAAGGTGCTGTTGCAACTGGTGGTAATTATATTTGGAATATTCTTCAAGATACTACTGTTGAGGTAAATACTACGACAGGAGTCGCTGAATTCGATAATTTGATGATACAGGAAGGTTCTATTGTAAACTTCCAGTATGTTGTTAATACTTTTGCAAGTCAAACATATAAAATCCCTTCAGAAGATGCGGATATTTCCACTTTAACAGTAAAGGTTAAAGCAAACGAATCTGCAACTGCATCTGACATTTATAATAGAGTTGATACTATTACTAATTTAACAGCAAGCACTAGGGTTTTCTTCCTTTCAGAGGGAGAAGATATGCGTTATGAATTAAGATTTGGTGATGATAGTGTTGGTAGAGCAGTTAAAGACGGTGAAGTTGTTGTTCTTGAATACTTAGTTACTTCTGGTACAGAAGCAAATGAAGTTACTCAGTTCTCATTTATTGGTAATTTCTCAGATAATTTAGGAACTGCATATACAGGTGCTGATGCAGTTTTAACTATGAAGCAAAGGTCTCAATTGGGTGCTGATGCTGAAACTATAGAATCTATCAAATATAATGCTCCAAGATACTATTCTTCACAGTATAGAGCTGTAACTGCACAAGATTATGCTGTAATAACTAAGAAAATCTACGATAATGCAGAAGCTGTTGTTGCTTACGGTGGGGATTCTCTTACTCCTCCTGTTTATGGAAAAGTCTATATTGCTATCAAAACCAGAACTGGTTCGCTTCTAAATGATGCTACAAAGAAAGATGTTTCTGCTAAATTAAGAGATTATGCAATGGCATCTATTGAACCTGTAGTTATAGATCCAGATCAAGTCTATATTTACAATAAGATTTTTGCACTATATGATACTGGATGTGGTTCAACTACATCACAGATAAAAACAGATATTCAGTCTGCTATTACTGATTGGGCTACTCAAACTCAAATTAACAACTTTAATTCAACTTATAGGACACAGAATTTCACTAAGGCAATTACACTTTCTAATAAGTGTATTAGTGATGTTTCACTACAAACAACTATTTTAAAGTATATCAATCCTTCTACAAACCAAACAAATACTTATTGTGTTTCTACTGGTGGATCATTATATAATAGTGCTCCAAGTAATACTGATGGAACTGCTTGTAAGAAAGAACCTATTCTATTATCTGGAAACTTTAGAACTTTTGATAGACCAGGTATTGATCAATACTTTGAAGATGACGGTTTCGGTAATTTAAGAACTTTCTATAATACTGGTAACAAAAAGGTATTTACTAACTCTGCTGCAGGTACTGTCAATTACGATACTGGTGAAATTTGTTTTGGACCAGTTAATATTATCGGTGCTGGTAATGATGTACCAGGATCTAGCAATTTAACGATTACTGATGCTACTAGTGGCACAGGTACTGTTATAGACCTTAGTTTATTAGCAACAAATCTACAAATTCCTGTATTATTCATTCCAGCGAATAATGCAACAATTCCTGCGTCAACTCCAGGTACTATTATCAATATTGTCAATCCAGAAGTTACGGTCTCGCCAATTGGTACAGTGCCACCTGGTACAATCCCTCTAAATAGTTTGACACCAACGGTTTTCAATCAGACACCAGTTCTGATCGAAGTTCCAACAATTACCAATCCTGGTACACTTACCACTTCTACTTGTTTCTAAGCTAGATGACGAATATCAATAAGGTTTCTCAGTCGATTTCATCGCAGACTCCAGAATTTATCGGGTCTGATTACCCGATGTTTAATAAGTTCATTCAATATTATTATGCATCTCAAGAGAAGACTGGACTAGGACAAAATATAATCAACAATTTCCTCCAATATCTTGATATTGATAAATTAGATATTGGAATTCTTGATGGTGCCACTAAAGTTGTAGAAGATGTAAAGATTACAGATGAGACAATTGTTGTAGAGAACGTTGATAGTTTTTTAGAAGAGAATGGTTCAGTTTTAATTGGTGATGAGGTAATTTATTATGAAAAGACTACTCATGCACCTAATATTGCTCTAAGTCCAGGTATTTCATATGAGCAAGTTAAATTAAAGTTTACAGGTCTTGCTAGTCCTATTAATGATTTTGATGATACGACTAAAAGGTTCCCTCTTAAATCTCAGAATAATCCTATTGCTCCTATTTCAGCACAACATTTGATTGTTAGTGTTTATGGTAAAGTTTTTATACCTGGCGTTGATTATGCTGTAGATGGTACAGATATAATCTTTACAACTGCCCCTAGAACTAAAACTCCATCAGATGATGCTAGTTCAACATATATCACATTTTTAAGTGGTTTTATTGAGAATAATATTGTAGAAATTGATAATCTGTCTAATAGTTTTGGTGAAGGTAAAAGACAATTTGCTGTTACTAGAAACGGTGCAACATATGAACCAGTAGCAGAAGAATATATTATTGCAGTTTATGATAATCGTTTACTTACTCCTAAAGTAGATTTTTGGACTGATGGTAATTTCTTTATCTTTAAAGATGCTCCATTAAACGGTAGATATCTGTCTTTGTATGCTATTGAAGCAGCAATACCTTCATTTGGAACAGGTGCTGTAGGATATGCTCGTGTTAGTGATACAGGTACTTTAACAGATATTTCTACAAGTGTTAATGGAACTGGATATAGATTTGAATATCCTCCTAAAGTTTCTATTGGTTCTGATATAGGTAGCGGTGCTGCTGCTACTGCATTAGTTAATGGTGTTAAGAGTGTTTCTTTACTTGATGGTGGTAAAGGATATAGTTCAACTAACCCACCAGTTGTTCAAGTTCAAACTCCAACAAAAACAGGATCTACTGCAGCAACTGTTAAAGCAACTGTTGCTAATGGTTCCATTACTGGTCTAGAAATCACTAATTCTGGTAGTGGGTATACATTCACACCTAGACTTACTTTCAAGCAGCCTGGAGGTGCTAAACTAGGCACTCCAACCATTACTAATGGTCAGATTACTGGCACTATTCCTATAGTTGATGTTGGATTTGGATATACTACAGTTCCAGATGTTTATATTGATGAACCTACAGGTACAAACCCAATTAAAGCAGCTTTAAGAGCAAATTTAACGGATGGTGAAGTTACAAGTATTAGTATATTAAATGCTGGTCAGGGATATACGTCTGTTCCTAGAATTGCTATTATTGATCCTGTTGGTGCTCAAGTTTTAGAGACACAGGTTGATGGGGATGGTCGTGTTATCAATATCGATCTTTTAAGTGGTGGTACTGGATATGATGATGTTCCATCTGTTTATATCGTTGATAATAGAGTAGACGGTCAAGGAAATTATGCTGGTGGTACTGGTGCTACTGCTACTGCATCAATTTTTAACGGAAAAATTATAGATATCAATATTGGTGCTTTTGGAACAGGATATAGTTCATCTACACCTCCTCAGATTGTAATTCAGAGTCCACCTGCAGCACAAGCATCTGCTGAGATTGGTTTGAATGAAGTTACTGGTTTTACAGTAAATCAGACAGGTTCTGGATACGAAAAGTCGTCATTTACAGGATGTGCTAGAGCAGCAAGTGGAATTACTTCATATACTGAAGATGGTAATGCAGTATTCTCAAATGACACTACAGCAGCAATAGCAACAGCAAATACTGCTGTTAAATGCTTAGATGCTCTTTTCGTTAAGAGATTACTTGATAAGTACACAGAACAGTTTTTACCAGATGTTCCTGAACTAGATTATAAAAAAATCGATGTTCGTAACTCTATTAAGACCATTAAAGATTTCTATACTGCAAAGGGTACTTCTTTCAGTATTGCTTACTTGTTTAAACTACTATATGGTGAAACTGTAAGTATTTCATATCCAAAAGACCAGATTATCAAACCTTCTGCTGCTACATGGTCTATTGATACTATTCTTCGTGCCACTAAAGTTAGTGGAGATGCTACCAATATTAAAGATGCATTATTAGTGCAAGAAGAGGATATTGCAGACTCTAATGTGAAAGCTGCGAGTGCTTTAGTAGAAAATTATATTTCAATTAAGACATCTGAGGTAGAAATTTTTGAACTTGTGTTGTCTGAAGAGACAATTGCAGGGTCATTTACAGTCCCTTATAAGACTAGACTTGCTGAACCTTTGTCTACAACTGATGGTATTATTACAGTTGACTCCACAATTGGTTGGCCAGAGAGGAATGGTGAGTTTGTTATTGGTTCTGGTGCTACAACAGAAGTTGTTCAGTATAAAGAAAAGTCTCTTAACCAGTTTATTGAATGTACTCGTTCAGTAAATGGTACTGTCGAAGATTGGGATGCTGCTACAGAAGTATCATCAAACTTTAAAGTTTATCTTAATAAGGGTACATTACAAGAAGTTGTAATGAATATTGTTGGTATTGTTGATGCTCAACAAACAACATTAACAGATACTGGTTCTTATTATCTACCTGGAGATAAATTATCTGTTTCTAAGTTAGGTGGTACTGGTATTGGGTCAGAATTAAAAACTTGGTTATATAACGTTAAAAAATTAATTTCAGTTACAAGTATCACCTATGGTGGTGTTAATGATCAGTCTGCTACGGTTACTTGTGCTAATCCTCATGGATTGTTAGTTGGAGATCAGGTTACCATTTATGGTGCTAACCCAATCATCTATAACGGAACCTTCTTAGTTACATCTAGGGATGGTGATAATATTTTCCAATATAATCTACCTCAACCTGCTACTGTTGTTCCACAAGGTAATATTCTTGTATCTATTGACCTTAATAAAGGTAAATCTGATAATTCTGCAGTTCTAAATGCTATTGGTCCTTATACTACCAATGTACAAAATACTTTCTTTAATGATAATTACACTTATGTTGCTGCCACGGGTATCCCCAACTATAAGATCGGACCTTTTCCAGGATCAGCACTTCTTCCAGGAAACCAGCGTAAATTAAATAGATTCCCTAAAGTACCTACTACAATATCAACAAAAAACCTTATTAATCCTGGTCCTGTTGGTACTTGGGTAAATGGTGTATCTATTTGGTCATATAAGTCAAAAACAACTAAAACATTTGGTGCAGTAACAGGTATTGCTATTAATAATGCTGGTACTGGATATGATGCTGCATCACCTCCAACTATTACTATTTCTAGTGGTGGAGGATCAGGTGCAACAGCTAATGTAACTGTTAATGGTTCTATCTCTGAAATCACAGTCACTGCAGGGGGTTCTGGGTATACATCTTCACCATTGGTCTCTATTGTTGGTGGAGGAGGAGCTGGTGCTGCTGCAACTGCTATTATCACTAAAGGTGTAGTTTCACGTATTTTAATTAATGCTGGTGGTTCTGGATATACTTCTCAGCCTTCTATTACTATTGTTGGTGGTGGGGGAACGGGAGCAACTGGAACAGCATCTGTTAGAGGTCCAATTGGTTCAATTACTGTTGCTTCTGGTGGTAGTTCATATACATCAACTCCTACTGTATCTCTAAGTTCTGGTAGTGGTGCTGTAGCACAAGCAATTGTTAATAATGGTAGAATCATATCTATTGCTATTATTTCTGCTGGTTCTGGATATACTACTGCACCTGAAGTTGGTATTCAGGGTGTTGGTTTCGGTGCTATTGCAAGAGCAACAATTGATACTGATGGTGAAAATGCTGGTAGGGTTACTGGTATTACCATTATTAATAGAGGTATTAACTACGTTCAAGGTACTACACTTGTTAATTTGACTTCTGTTGGTCAAGATGCAACATTTACACCATCAGTTTTCCAATGGACTTACAACTTACAAGCGACATCAACATTTGATACTGCTAAGGGTGGTGTATTTGAAGGGTATAATAATGAGTATGGTGGTGAGTATGCTCACCTTTCTAACCCTCAAAGGATGAGATATATCCTTGGGGATAACTTATTTGAACAGACTAGTGGGAATATTTTAGAAAAGGATGAGCAGTTAGGGCATTCTCCTATTATTGGTTGGGCATTTGATGGTAACCCAGTTTATGGTCCTTATGGATATACTGATCCAACAGATCAAACATCTAATATTGTTAGACTTGGCACTTCATATAGATTAAAGTCCAATCTTGTATATGATGCTCAAACTAATCCATATCCAGTTAGAACTTCTGGACCTTTATTGACATCAGAAGTTGCTGGTAATTTTGTAGAAGATTATGAATATATTTTCGGATTAGGTGATTTAGATCAATATAATGGTCGTTTTTGTAAGACACCAGATTTCCCAGATGGTAGATATTGTTATTTTGTAACTATTGATGCTACTGAAGCAGGTAATCCAGTTTTCCCATATGTTTTAGGTCCAAGTTTCAACTCTGTTGTAGATACTTGGAACCTTAGTGCAGATGCTATTCAGCAAAATATTCCTACTGGTGTTGTACGTTATAGGGATCCTTATGAGAATGTTGATATTGACGTTGAGAGGATCCCAAATGCCTCTACAAACGCTCTAACTACTGAAGGTGGTGAAATACTCCTATTTGAGATAGAAGACGAGAATAGGGACGGTATAATTGATTCTGATGAGACTGATAATCCAAGACAAATTTATGAAGAAGCACCTCTACAACTCTTTGATTATTTCCCTAAAGTTAAATTTGACTCTAAAGTTGATATTGAAGTTGAGACTACTACTAAATTTGAAGATGCATCTGTAACTGGATTTACTGTTGAAAACCCAGGTAAAAACTATCAGGTTAATGACCGATTAGTATTTGATAATACAGATACTGATGGTACTGGTGTTTCTGCTGCCATTTCTCGTATTAAGGGTGAATCAGTTTCTTCATATACATTTGAAAATATTGCAGGAAGTAATTATGGTGTATTAAAAACTACTATACCTCATAATTTGATTCCTGGTGATAGTGTGTTTATTTCTTATACACCTATCATGCAAAATACGAACAAAACGTTTGTTGTTCGTCAATTTAGAGGTATTGAAGAGATTGTCATAGATCAGAAAGGATCTGGTTATAATGAAGAAATACCACCAACAATTCTTATTGATGGTGTTGGTACTCAAGGTGTATTAGAAGCATCTGTTACTAGTGTAGGTTCTATTGATACTGTTAATATTATCAATTCTGGATCTGGTTATACAACTAATCCTAGAGTTATATTAAGTCATCCTCAGATATACAAAAAAGCGGATTATTACGTTTCTAAGATTTCTAATAATGATTACGTTAAAGTTAATGATGTTTTTGTTAATGATAGTAAGGAAATATTCACTTGTGGTAAAACAAAGGATGCTTCAGGTAATGTAGTTGCATTTGTTGCTAAATTGTCTGCTACTGGTGTTAAAGAATGGCAGAAAACATTAGAAAGTGCATCTGGTGCAAATTATGCTGAATTTGAGAAAATTTATGTAGATGGTAATGATATTTGGGTAGTTGGTAATAATAGACCAAATAGTGCTTTACTTGATGCATATAACCCCGATATTGTACTTTGTAAGTACACTCAGGCATCTAATGGTCTTAGTGCAACATTAGGATTCCAAAAAGCATATGCTGGTATTTCAGGTTCTACTCGTGCTGATAATGTAACTGCACTTGCTAAGTATTCTGATACTCGTTATGTTATTGGTGGTCATACCAATACCAATTCCGCTAATCCTTTTGATGCGTTTATTGCATCAATTGACACTTCTGGTAATTTCTCAGTTAAGAGAAAACTTGCATCTACTACGGGATCTGAAAAGATTACCGATCTACTTGTTAACGGTACAGATATATTCTTTATTATGGAAACAGCAGCATCTTCAAATGCTACTGCTGTTAATGTTGCTATTGGTAAGGCAACTTTGGGTACAAGTGTTATTACTATTGATTGGTGTAAAGAAATCAGTAATACTCTTTATTCATTCCTTGATACTAGTTTAGCAATTGATGAATTTAATGAATTATATGTAGTTGCTTCTTTAAGAATCAAATCCAATAATACTGATAAAGATAGTTTCTGGATTGGTAAATTTGAATCTGATGGAGATTTGATATGGAATTATCGTTATCTTGCTCCAGGAAAGGATGTTGTAACTGCAGATGCAGCAAAAATTGATATTTTTGGAGATCTTAACCTTGCATTTACTAGAACTAATAGTACAAATCAACATAAAACAGTAGATACTGTTAAGGTTGGTTATGATGGAAAGATTAAGAATCATACAACAACAGACTTCACATTAAAGAATATTGAAGGTATTACAGTACATGCTCTTGATGTTGATACTTCTGGTGATGTCTATGTCTATGGTCAGACTAATTGGAATAGAAATGAGTTCTTATTCCCATTCACATCTGGTGAACAGACAGATACTACAGGGCATTACACATTAACTTCAAATTCTTCTAATAATTCGATTACCTATGAAAATGATTATGCTAAGATTTTTGGTTATAATCCTGCAGGATCTAATGCTACATGGGTAAATTCATATCTTAAAGTAACTTCTGCTCAATTAGGTACAAAATTAGGTGATGATTGGACAATAGAGTTTTTCTTATATAAGAGTTCATCTGAATCACAAACATTATCACAAACACAACAAACTTTACTTGGTATTGGTGGAGCACGAGATGCTACTGGTGGATTATGGTTAGGTTATGATATTGCCTCTGGTTCTTTAGATCTTGTTATTACTAATAGTTCTACACAACTTATAAACGGATCAGGAACTTCTTCATCACAAACAACTATGTTTGCTAACAATAGTTGGCAAGCTATAGCATTAACTAAGGTTGGTAATGACTTTAAGGCATATGTTAATGGTATACAGGTAATTGCTGGTAGTATATCTGGCACTTCACTTGGTAGTAAAGATCTATACTTTGGTAACCAAGTTGGTTTTGGTGCTGGTGCTACAGACTTTAATCAGGCATTTCAGGGTCAGTTCTATATTGATCATTTAAGATTAAGAAATCGTGGTGTAGTTCCTACTGTTCCTTCTGATATGGTATCACTACCACCAGTAGCGATATATCCTTTAGCATATGATTGGGTAGATGATGCATTCTTCACCACATATAACAATAGGTATGATTATATTGATTATGATGGTTGGGGACTTAAAGTTGATAAGAATGCTGATGCTGCAAGAATTGGTACAACTACCTTAACAACTAATACTCAAGTTGGATGGACTAGAACTGCTATAACTCCTACAACAGGATCCTCATTAACTATTTCTAATGTTGGATATACTCTTGGTGAAGCTGGATTGCAGTCTCTTGACTTTGATGATTCAACTATTACTATGAGTCAAGATACGGAGACTTTAACTTATGCTAATGATATTTGGAGTTCTAGGACTGCAACTGTTCCTTCTCCTGGTAGCCAAAAACTCAAGGTTTCAGCAGTAGTTAGGGATAGGTATTACTTTAAGGTAACTCCTACAGTTAAGATTGATAATATTCAAGAACTTACAATAAATCAGGCATTTAACTTTACTGTTGGTTCAAAACTTGTATTAAAGACAGATGCTGATGCATTCGTTAATAGTGGTTATATTATTAGAAAAGACAATACAAATAATAAATTATATCTTGCTGTTAATAATAATGACTGGGCTAATGATTTAGATACTGGTGTTTTAACAACAGAACAGTTTAGTGAGCAAACTGCATATAAGATTGTTGGACCTGTTCCAAATGATGTTAATGAAATTGTAGCATATACATTTGCTCAAGTTAATAATACAACTCCTGGAACATTTGATATTGATCTTGATGATTATGATTTAGATGGTACTATTGCAGATATTCCTGCAACCTTAAGTTCTTTAACTGCTGCAGGTACTGGTTATGCAAATACAGGTGATAATGTTGCTACAACAACTAATGGATCTGGAACAGGATTAACTGTTGACTTTACTGCTTCTGGTGGTAATGTTTCTGCTGTTTCAATTGATACTGCAGGATCAGGTTATAAAATTGGCGATATAGTTACTATTACTGGTGGTGGTGCAGACGCAACCTTTACAATTGCTACTTGCACAGGAGATCTTGATACTTATAGTAGGTTTAAACCTTATGCTGATTTTGATTACTCTATAAGAATTGATGAAGTTGCTGGTGGATCACCTTATATTGTTGGATCTGTAGTTACAATTACTTCTGGTGATATATCATATAATGCTTCTTATACAACTACACAAGTTACTGGATTAACTGGTGTCTTAAAAATTACTCTAATTACTAATCTTAAGAAGCGTCTTCAAGTTAGTGCAGTTGCTAATAGTGATGAAGTTTATGTAATTACTGGAACCAATCATTACCTTAATAAAGGTGAGATGGTTTATGTTGATGGTAACCCATCTCAAGAAGTTAGTGGTACAGTATATGATGAATATGATGGTGCATTCCCTGTCGATACTATTGTAAGTCCATTAGAATTTACTTACAAATTACCACAAGCAGCAGTATCAACACCATCTACAACTCCTGCAACAGTTAATATATTTGTCAAGTCTCCTGTCTTGAAGATGTATTATGGTCATCAGTATCTGTTTGATCTAAGTCATTCTTCACTTGTTGGTGGTAACCTATCATTTGCTAAGGATAATCTTTATAAGTTGGAGTATTCCTTTAACTCTATTGAAAGAGTTGGAACTCCTGGTATAACTGGTCAAGGTGTTCCTACTCCTTCTGTCAAGTTGAAAGTTGATGAAAATATTGTTACTAATATTTCATACTACTTCGATCCTTCTAGAACTGGTGATACCTCTCCTGTTATTCCAGGAAGTTATCTTGATGTTGTAGATTCTCCATATAAGGGAACATTTACAATTAGTTCTACTGATGGTCAAACTATTACTACTGGACCAGATATATTTAAGTT